TTCTAAATAATGGTGCCATGTTTTTCTCCTTAGTTAAATATTAAGCAAATTGAGATAGTGATGCAATGCATGAAAATGCTCCTGCACCAGTTTTTCTGATTTGGAGCATGTAAACATTTGCAGAGGAAGCAAATCCTGCTGCTGGTGCAGTTCCACCTAACCATTTAGGAGTTACTACTGATCCATCAATTTGATAGACATTTGCATAGAAAGTATTTGCAGCACCATTTAGGCATTCAAAGGTAACGGTAATAGAATCATTTACTGCCATCAAAGAATCAAGGGTAACTGAAGCACTTCCTCTAACATTTAATGTAAAGTTTGCAGCAGGTGCTCCTGTAGTTATTTGTACAGATGCTGTAGATACATCAATATTTGTTGGGTTAGCAACAGCAGCAGACCCTAAAACAGCCTGCTCTTTTGGTGATGTAAGAACCTGGTTTTGAAATAGAGGTACCCATGCAGATCCACTATAGTAGGCTGTAATATTTGTATCTGCAAGATAGCAGAACATTCCTTCTGTAAGACCAGCAGTTAATGCTGTGTCTGCATCTCTTGCTGCTGCAGAAGCGTAGAACATAACTGACTGGTTAGCCATATTGTGTTGAACTTGTGCTGCTGTTAGGACCTGGCCTGTGGTAAACAGGTTATATCCATCATTTGGGCCTAGTGGCATTGTATTTCTCCTTTAGTATGATAGCGTGTTAGTGTTTTGTGGAACAGTATCTCCAAGTATACCTTGAAGTTCTGAATCTAGTATAAAGCCTTGTATTAAAGGCTCAGCAGTTAACAACTTAGTTGTCCAGGTGCCTGGAGTAATATCGTGCTGTACTCCTTGAATAAACAACTCTTTTGTAACATTACTACCACCAGACATTGTTTTTACTACAAAGATAAGGTTGTAGATGTCTGAAGATAGGTTAATAATCTGATTTAATTCACTAATGTCTGCATAATTATTTACAGTAATAGAATCAATTCTTAGATCTGCATTTTTGCGAGTAGCCAATAAGGTGTTTGCTTGATCATTTGCCTCTTGGTCTGTCTGAACAAGAATTCCAGTTCTTTGACCTGATTTAGTAAAGAACCTTGCAATACTTGCTGCATCTGTAACCGTTTGAGGTACAGGAGCAGGTAGAGTTCCATCATTATTTCTTGTAACTGTAATATCATTAAGAACTAGTTGATCATCAAAAGCAAAGTCAATGCCTTGATATGTGAACAAACCAGGTGCTCCTGTATCTGAATAAAATCTAACTGGAGCATCTGCTCTTTTAATAACAGAATCACGATCATAGAAAATAGTTGATCCAGACCTCTGCATAAAAAAAGCACCAAATTCAGATTGCTCAACTGTCTGAATAGCCTGAAGAACTGATCTTGCTCCACCTGGATCTACTTGCATTTCAGACTGGCCTGGAGTTGTGCTTCTCATGGATGCTGGAAAACCAGCAAAATCTAACAATTCATCTACTCTAGCACCAGATAGTTGTCCTGCTGTACATCCAGGAACTGGATCAGGTCCAGTAGAAACATTGTTTAAAAGTCTAAATCCATCAACACACTGTAATACAACTGTAGAAGTTTGTTGAGTTCCTTGGTAGAAACCAGTATCATATGAAGTTATATATCCAGAAAATATATTAACTTCTTGGACTACAGAAGCAATTGTTACTTCTGCAAATATTCTTATCTTGCGTAGTGGTACTACTTTTGAAGTGTTTGTGACATTATCCCAGTACGGACTGTATTGGTTTTGAGGATTAAAATCTGAGTTAGGATCATTTAGCGTTACCGTTGCAGTTCCAACCTCAAAGTTAGATAGGATACGGTTACGGCCTCTACGAACAGAGCATACCATAACCTGATCAGTAACATCTACAATATCTGCTGGTGCATCTCCTAAAATATTTGTATCTAAAATGCCATAAACGGCATCGTTAAGAATAAAAGGATATCCAAAGGATGCACCATCAGCAAAGTCAATTTCTACCCTTAATACTGGTACTGCTGCCATTTTATATTGGTTCCAGAGTTAAAGATTGACCATTATACTGACCACGCAAGAGTCCTTGTCTAACTGTTGCAACTAGGTCTTGCTCAGTTGATACAGATCCATTAACTGTTAGATTAACTGTAACTGCTCCTGAACTATTTGATCCAGCAATACTTGATGCATTAGCCATAGTCATTGATCTAAATTTAGATCTTTCATCATAGTCTAGTTGTGCTGATGCTGCTTGAGATGCTGCTAGATCTGCTGCCTCTTTTGCTCTAAAACTAGCAAGAGTTGTTGCATTCTTTTGTACTGCTAATGCTGTTTCTGCTGCTCTTAATTGTGCTGCTATAGATGCTGCACCTATTGCTCCAGATTCGCCTGCTGCTAATGCACTTGGAGTTACTCCTGCTGCTGCTATTGCTGCTGCATTCATGTCTCCCTTTGCCTTGGCTGCTGCATAAGCGTCTGCTGCTGCTTTAGAAGCATTTGCTGCTGCACTTGCTGCTGATGCTATTGCTGCTGCTGCTGTTGTACTTGCTGCAGCACTTGAAGCACTTGAAGAACTTGAAGAACTAGATGAACTTGCAGAACTTCCTACACCTGCAAGTGCTGCTTGATAAGCCATTAGTGCTGCGAGAGCAGCCTTCCACTTTCTTTCTGCTTCATCTGCAGGGTCTGTGAGTTGTCCATTCCATGAAACTGGAGCACCTATTTGTGCAACATACTTGAGGACTTCTTCTCTAGTTAGTCCCCATTTACCCATTAAGTCATTAATTTCAGTATCGTCAAGTTTGTAATCAGCAATCTTAACTGTAAAGTCTGCATACTGTCTTACTTGCTTTTCTGTTAGTCCCCATTTTTCTTGGAGTTTAGCAATTTCCTTATCACTAAGAACATTATCTGCTAATGCTAAAGTAAAGTCAAGGTACTTTTCTGCCTGCTCTTTTGATGAGCCCCAAGCCTTAGAAAGTGCATCAACTGCCTCTGTTGTTACCTTACCCTCTTTGTTTACAGAAAGTGCTGTAATAATATATGATGCTGCTTGCTGAGTGGTCATGTCCCACTTCTTGGCAAGAATAGCAACATCTTCAGAAGATATCTTGTTGTCTGCTAATGCTGTAAGAATGTCACTATATCTTTGTAATGACTTGGCTGCTTCATCAGTTGACTTCTTTGATTCAGCAATTGCCTTAAGTCTTTCTGCTTCAGCAATGTTATTTTGTTTTAGTAGCAGTAAGTATGCTGCTTGAAACTGAACGGCCTCTTGCATTTTTGGATCAAGTGTACTAAATGGAGTAACACCTTTTGTTAACTTGGTTCCAGTCTTACTTGTTGTGACCTTTACACCTAGTTTTTTAAGGTTGTTGAGTACTGAGTTTCTCTTGGCCTCTGCTGCATCTGATTTAGCCTGGGCTGCATCATTCTTAGCCTTAAGTGCTGCAAGTCTTTTTTCTTCAGCCAATGCAATTGCTGCAAGTCTTTTTTCTTCTTTTGTTAAATAAGCATTACGAGCATCATCCATTGATGTAGTGCTTTCTAATGCTTTTCTAACTGAGTCTTCCATTTCTTGTGCGTTAGAAGATAAAGTTATCTTAGCCTTTATTTCATTGCCAAAACCAAGAAGTTTTCCAAGCCAAGTATTTCTCAATGAGTCTACAATCTTGCCTAAGATTAGTGTTGCATACTTATAAAAACCATCCCACAATGGCTTTACCTTCTCCATCAATGGTCCAAGGAATTCAAATCTCTTCTTAAAGTTATCTATTGTCTCTATTATTCTATTCTTGCCATAATTAAAGATCCAGTCCCAAACATATTTAACTCCTGGAATTTGATCATAGAAGAATGTAGCAATTTGATCTATATATAGACCTAATGTTATCCATGGACTCTTTTTACCAATAGTTTTTAGAACGCTCTTCCAGTTTTTAGAAATTCCTGAGAAGATAGTCTTAGCGTTGATCTTATCTAGTGATCCTTTGACTCTTGCAACTACTCCACTAAGTCCACCTAAAGACTTCATTGCAGTTTTAGATCCTCTGGTCAAGCCAGCATCTATCTTGGTTTTAGTTAATGCTTTGTTAATTTTGCCAATTATTTTTACTATACCAGCAAGACCACCAGCAATAGCAGTAAGTCTAAAAGCAATTCCTAACGCAGAAACAGAAATTGTAAGAATCTTTACAGCATCATCATACTTGATTAGGAACTCAAGGAACTTTCCACCAGCAATCATAAAGTCTTTGAATATTTCAACTAAATCTTGTAGTGTCTTTGCAAGTTTGTCTTTGTTGATATTAACCCAGTCTTGAACTGCTGGAACAACTTTTACTAAAACATAGTTTGCAAACTCTTGAATAACTGGAAGAAGGGCTTCTCCAAGAGAGGCTGTAATGTTTGAATATGATGCTCTAAGTCTTTGTAGTTGTGCAGCAAGAGTGTTAAATTCTCTCTTTGACTGCCCTTGAGCAGCCGTGGTCTTCATAATAATAAGTTCGTATGCAGCCTGGGCTTCTGCTGCCTTTAATGTTTCGCCTTTTAAGCCCTTTAATCCTTGGGCTGCAAGTCGTGCAGTTATGTCAGACTTTTTAATTGCAACACCATAACGCTCAATTGGGTTGTACTCACCCTTGAATGTTGAACTGAGTGCTTGAACAGCATCTGCTGTAGTTCCACCATAAGTTGCTGCTAAGTCTGCAGCAAGAATTTCAAGTTCTTTTGTACGAGCAATAGCATCGTTTTCTTGCATTCCCAAGCCCTTAAGTTGGGTACCAAGCAATGCTGCATAACGAGCAGCGTCTGCTGTTGATAGTCCATACTCAACCATGCCCTTTGAAAATTCTTTTAACTGCTCAGAATTCTTTCCAAACACTGCATCCAAAGCACCAAACTGTTGAGAAACATCAGATGCAGCCATGACTGAATCTTTACCAATTTTAACTGCTGCAGAGGCTGCAGCGACTGCTACGAGACCTACTGCTCTTGTTGCTTTCTTTGCATAAGCATCAAATTGCTTACCAAGTTTCATAAGATCTTTTTGTGCTGCCTTTGAGCCTTTATCAGAATACTGAGATGCAATACGGGCTATAACTGTTCCAACGGCCATTTTTTATACTCTCCTCGTATCTAATTTTCTTTGCAAGGCTGCTTGAGCATCTTTAAATGCTCTTTCAACATTGTTAATAAACCTGTCTTTATTCTTATCAACTGACTTCCAGACTAAACGAGATGCTTGAGATTCTCTCTTCTCAAGGTTGCTGATAAATTTATTTTTACCTGAACCTTTGTTTTCTCTTCCAGCCAATTCATAAATAACACCTGCAGCAGATTTATTCTTTAATGCACCTACTGAGGTTGTGTAGTCTTTTCTTACCTTACCCTCTGATTTTGAGGATGAGATTCCTTGTCTAATAACACTCTGGTCCCATGCAGGCCAGCCAGCACCACCTCTGGTGCGTGGCTTGACCGCAGGTTTAGTACTCCATCCACTTAGTGGTGGCTTTGCTTGAACAAATCCTTGTGCATCGTTTTTAGCAATTTTAAGTTCAGAGTTAATAACTTTATTAAAACTCTTAACTGCCTCTTTGTCAAAAGCCCTTAATGCCTTTATAGTATCTGTGACACCAATTAGCACTATCGTATCTTTTGCCATTACGAATTCCTTACTTTTTAGATTGTTCCTTTAAATATATCACCATTGCCTCAAGTACACCATCTGGTGCTTCCATAAGGTCAAGTGGAGATATGCCTGTCTCCACAGAAATCATTGCTAACGAATATGTTAGGCTGTCTCTGTGGATTCTGAATTTGGGTCAGTCTCTAATTCTACACTTTCTAGTGTGTCTAAGAATGATTCTCCAAATGGCTTTACAACTTTTCCGCTATCTTTTAATGCAGACCAAGCCAGGAAGTAGATATGCTCTAACTTCTGATCTTCTGTCAGCAACTTAGCGAAGCCTTTGTTAAACTTTTGTTCAAATGCAACAAGAGATTTTGGACGAAGAGGATATGTTCCTGTTTCTCCATCGCTTGTCTTTACTTTTATAAATAGTCCATCCATTTTATTGCCCCTTTTCTAGGTTATGGTAGTTTTGTTATGTCTCCAGAGATTGGCCATTGCACTGCTGCCGTGGATATATCTCCTACTGCACCATTAAGAGGAGTCCACTCTGAAATCAAAACCTGAAAACTGTATTCAGGATTGGATGCTGTAGTGGGTCCATTTACTGGCTTTACTTGACAAAGAACGGCAGTGCCCAGTAAAGGGTAAATTACTGACTCTACTGAGCCTGCCTGAAAGTCTTGATGAAACTCAAAAGTTACTGAGTTATCTGCAAGACCTGCAATTCTTCGTTTTGATATGTCACCAAATTGTGTAGTCTCAATAATGTCATGAACGGTTGCCAAAGAGATGCTTGCGATATGATCGCTCAAATCATAAGTGGTTGGTCCAACCACAAATTCAACCTGTGCATTAGTTAAGACTAATCTGGCCATGATTAAGGAGTTACATCCTTAACGATTGCACCTGAGACTGGCCATGTAACTGAAGCAGTTGCTAGTTCGCCTACTGCTCCGTTTATTGGAGTCCATTCTGTAACAAGAACCTGTCCTGCTTGTTCTGCTCCAACCAATGCACCATTCATTAGGTATGCTGGATTAGTTGCAGAGATTGCTCCTGATGTTGGCTTAACAACAACATTTGTTAGTTGGCCAATCAAAGGATAAATTGTTGCTTCTACTTCTGTTGCAGCAAAGTCCTGGTGGAAATCAATTGTAATTGAGTTGTCCTTAAGACCACCAATTCTTGATCTTGCCCCTGATGTTCCAAACGCTGTTGTCTCAACTGCGTCTGCGTTTGATGCAAGGCTGACTGATGCAATACGATCTGAAAGATCTACTCCACCAATTTCTACACTAACATCTGTTAATACTATAACTGCCATGATTCTTCTCCTTTTGAGTTATCTAGTTGAAATGCAGGCTTTTCTTCAAAAGAAAAATCCTGTTTTGGTGCTTCTTTTACTTCTTTTACTTCGCTTACTTTTGTTACTGATCCTGCATTTGCGGCTTTGATATGACCTCCTGCAAGAAGATGCTCTACGCTTCCTCCTGCACTAAGTATATCATCTCTGGTAAGTTTATCATCTTTTACCTTACCGCAAACTTTCTTGTTTGAGATTACTGTATATTCCATTGCTTCTCCTTAGCCCCAGATTGTGAGGTTATAGCGATATGATAAGAAAGATTGATCACCAGAAGTATATGTGCCACTTTCTGCACTAATAACTCTAAGTGTGTTAACAAGTCCACCTAATGTTCTGTCTGACTCTATAGCAGTTTTGATTGATCCATTACCACTACCTGCCAGAAAGTTATCAAGTTTATCTTGTGCTGTTCTTTCTGATATTCTTTGAACAATCACAAAGATATCAACAGAAGCCTGATCCAGACCTCTTTGGTTGTCAATATCAAATGTGAAATCTAGTTGTCCTACTACTGCACATGGCGGAACAATAACATCTGGAATTAAATCATAAACTCTCAGGTTTGTTATTGTCTGTAGATTTGCTTTTAACGCATCTCTCACACCATTGATATTGGAAATAGCCATTAATATGCCAATCCGAAGTTTCTTCTAAATGTCTTTAGCAACATCTCAACATCTGGATCAAGGCGAGAATTAAGACGAACTGTT